AAAATTAGTAATCTGCATTTCGGTAATGATTCTGTTATCAACAATGACAGTACCACTATCATTTTTTAATTCTAATACTTCACCAGTTTTAAATTTAATCCAATCAACAAAATTACCAATTTCAACAAAATTATTTCCATTTTGTCCTGACCAAGCTATTTGTGAAGCAACGCCATTAAAATTAGGATGATCTACTAGCGTGTCAGCAACATTAGCTGCTGATGTAAAAGTAGACATATTAATTTGTGAACTAGTCAAACCTTTACCATATTCATTATTAGTTATGTAATCTAAAAAAGTTAAAGCTGGATTATCTGACCATTTATAAGTTGAGATCGTGCCAAAAGTTTGATTACTATCTCTAGGGTCAAAAACCTTTTTACCTTGTACACTTACTGTCAATTGTGGCACACCTGACCACATACCACGCTCGTCATATTCGTATTTAGCTGCTATGTAAGCAATACCATTTAATTTATGTGCTGAACCCCATTTACTCGTTGCTAAAGAAGCATCAAACATTGGGTCTACTACTTGTGCTGTTGCACCATGATGTAAATTAAAAACCATTTTATAAGACAAAGTAGGGTCAGTACCAAATGTTCCTGGATTAAAACCTTCACTTTCAGTAGTATTATTATTAGCTGTATTTAAACTTCCTACACCTGAAGAAATTTTATCAGAACCTATATAACCACCTGATCTAAATCTTTTTGGGTCAGTTATAGGATTACCATCTAATTCTATTGATGCACCATCTATATTTTCTAATTCTCCAACTGATAAAGCATAGACAACAAATAAATTCCTTGATTCATTTTCTGCTGTATCCATAAATACTATTTGTGCACCAACTCGTCTTGAACCATAAACTACTGGTATCTTTCCACCAGCAGAAGTTTTATTAGCTAGTATTTCTGAACCTTGATTTTTTAAACTATTAGCTAAAGATTTTGCTTGTTTGTAAGCTTTGACACCAGTGACTAAAGTGTATGTTGAAATAATAGCAGTGGTAACAGTAGCAATAGTTGCTGCTGTAGCAGCACTAAAACCTACAAATTTTAATGCAGCAACAAAAAAACCCATTATTTAGTACCCCATCTAACATCTTCTTTAACTTGCGTAGCATATTCTAAACCCTTGTCACCAGAACTAAAATCTTGTTGTGAAGCATCAGAAAAATGTCTACCTTTTGTTAAACTCCAATTTGCCCAATGACTAGCAACTACTAAAGATATATTAGAAGCATCTACAGTTTCATTGATAGATACATTTCTTATTTGTCCAGTAAAATAAGTTATCGCACCGACTAATTCTTCATCTGAATCAAAATAAGCAATATATATGTTTGCAATTTTATCGGTAAATGCACCTGATTCTATTAAAGCTCTTATTTCGTTGGTAACATTTGATAAACCTATATTTATTTCATCAACTTGTAATTTGCCTGATTCAGTAGTTGCATCAACAGTAACAAAAGAACCCCCAGCTTCATAAGTGTTTGAATTGAACACAACATTACGACCATAATTAGTTACTCTAACTACAGTAGATAATTGCAATTCAACTAAGAAAGCGATCTTAGTTGCATCTGCTGATACTTGCGTTTGAAGTGCTGAAGATAAAGTTCTTGGCATTAGGTGACAACCTCTCTAACATCAAATGAAATACTAAATAAACCATTAATATCAGTGCTGTATACAATTTCATTGCTTTCAAGATATACAGTAAAACTTGGTTTATTGACAGTAACAGCTTCATTATCAGCTAGAGTAGCTACCAAATTTGGTGATATAGAAACAGTAGCACCACCACCAGAAGCAGTAACATCTTCTTGAATCATATAAACTTTTGTGTGGTTAGCAAACTTGATTAAATCACCTGCTCTTAAAGCATTGTTTGTATGTGAAAAACCATCTAAAGCAATTGTGCTATCTGATAAAGCGTGAACACCATTTACTAAAATATCTGTTTCATTTTTGCTTGTTCCCATGTTGTGTAAAGGATGTGCAATTGTAAAGTTTTCAAAACTACCTTTTTGTTTTTGTAAAAAAGCAAAGATAGCTTGTGAATCTAATTGTTCTAATGGTGGCATTGATACAGTAAAAGAAAAATATTGACCGCCAATCTGTCTAACTTGTTTTTTACCAGATATAGTTTGATTTAGTAAAGTAGGTCTATTATCTTTAAAATTTAAAGTTCTAAAACTAGGACTTGTTGGAAATGCACCACTCATTACACCACGCCCATTTTGCCTTGATTATTCATAGCGTTATTTATTATTTGAGTAATTGTACCTTTTCTTGAAGCTAGTAACTGGTCAAAGCCAGCAGCATCAACTGTATTAATATTAAAGTTTACTGTAGTACCCATCCCTTGTCCTTTTGTGTGATCTATTACAGTTTCATTTGGATGTAACATAGCCATAAAACCACCTCTACCATCCATACCACCTGCTCTTGCACCTGAACCAGTGAAACCACCACCTTCATATTTGTCAGCAGCTCTTTGAAAAACTTTACCTATTTTTGTATCTTTGCCAAATGAATCTGCTGCAAAACCTAACGCTTCTTTAATAATAAAGATTTTTACCATTTCGTTTATTATTGAAGCTAGTATTTTTTTTGACATATTTTCAAAATCTAAAAATCCTTGCTTAGTAAAATCAAAAAATTCTTCAAAAGATGAGTTTAAAGTACTAGCAATATTTCCCATAGCGTTCATTGCACTAGTGTTGTCTTGTATAGATTGGTCTATTTTTTTTCTTAATTCTAAGTTTTTTTCTAATTGTGTTATTTCTTCTTTTATTAGTGCTATTTTTTCTGTTTGATCTTCAAAAGAAGATCGTGTTTTTTGTTTTTCTAATAAGTTATTAAATATTTCTTGTTTTTTATTTAAATCATCAAGTTCTGCATTTAATTCTTCCATTGTTTTAGGAACTTCAATCAAACCTATAGCATCTAAAAACATTAAAACTGAATCAGCAGCATTGATAAACATTGTTTGAATTGGCACTAATATTTGTCTTTTAAGAATATTCATGGTGTCATTAAATCTTTCTGCCCTCCTGATTGTTTCTTCATCTAAAACGCCAGTAGCTGAAGTTGCTAATTCTTCCATAGAAGCTACACCATCTTTAATCATATTAGCCATATCAAGACCAACTTTCGCACCAAAAGTTTCTGCTAGTAAAGCATTTCTACGCATTGGGTCTTGTACTTTTTCTAAAGCAGTAAAAAATTCTAAAAACAATTCTTCTGATTTTTTTGTTTTACCACCAACATCAAAAATTGATATGCCTAAATCTTCAAATGCTTCTTTAGCTAGACCTTTACCTTGTGTTGCTTCACCAACACCTTTAGTAAAGAATTTTAAGGCTTTATTAAATTTTTCTGTTTCAACTCCAGCTTGTTGAGCTGCAAATTGATATCTTTGCAAAAATTCTACGCCAACACCAGTAGCATCAGCAGTTTTACCAATAGCATCAGCTATTTGTAATGCTTCATTACCAAACTGAACTAATTGACGAACAGCAAATGCACCAGCAAATGCACCAGCTAATTTTTTCATAGCTGATTGCGTAGAATTAATATTTTTATTTACCTTACCAAACGCTTTACCAGTTTGGTCTTGTCCTTTAATTCTTAATTTATAATCAGTTCCTGCCATTGTTTATTTGCCTATTCTTTTCTTCTAAATATGCTAACCATCCAGTAAATTCAGATAAAGACATTTTTTCTTCTAATTCAGCTACTGTTACTCCCAACAATTCTGCTAAATAGTATCTTGCAAATAAATCTTTATCTTCCCTTACTTTTTTAGTTGTTCCTCAACTGAAGGTGCTGACATTATTTCTGTAGCTACTCTAGCTAAGACATCTTTATCAACGCCATTCATTAAGGTTGTTTTATCACCTATATCAAATACTTTATTACCTTCAGCATCAAGTGCTTTGTGTATTAAGCAATAAGCCATCAACGCCACATCATCGTCTTTTGCATATTTTTGCAATTTAGACATTTCCGCTAATGTTAATGGCTTTGCATAAACTTTAAGTATTTCACCATCGTCACTCCATTCTGGTATTTCAATTTCTTTAATATCTAAAGAATTAAAATGTGCTTTAGCTTTATCAATAACTTTCATATTAAGCTGTTGAAGTAGTTAAGCCACCTGAACCTTGTAAAGTTACACTAGCTTCTACTAAACCATCAAATGATGCACTTCTAGTGAAACCAGTAACAATTGCTGAACCATTATAATAAGTGTCACCAGTTGAAGCACCTTCAGGATAAACCTCTAGTGTCACAGTAGAACCTATTGATAATGCAGTTTGTGCAGTGTCAGTTTCATCAAAAAATACATCTACAGATGCTGTAAATTGCGTAAGCGTAGATAAATAAGACCTAGAAGAATCGCCCATTGCAGTTTTTTCAACTACATCAGCACTTTCTTCTAAAGAATATGATCTAACTTCAGCAACAGTAGCAGAGCCAACTTTAATTAAGCCTTCGCTTCCTTTATGTACTGCCATTTTCTTTTACCTCTTTTTTTGAAGAAGATTTAATTTCTTTGGTTGCTTCTTCTTTCCAACCTTTATTCAATAGACTTTCAACTCTTGAAGGATGAGCATCTATAGAAATCTTGCCATCTGGACTAAATAGTTTCATTTTTACCTCGCTACATCAGGTGCTTGTTCCTGATTAAAATAATTAACATTAAATGTTAAGGTGGCATAACCAACTGGCTTTTCACCTTCTGCATTATATTCTATTTCGGTACTTTCTAAAAAAGTATCTTTCGCTAAATTGTTTAAAGTTGGGTCAGCAGCTATAGCTGTTTCTACTTCTTTGCATATTGTATCAACTGAATCATCGAAATTACTTGTTGCTTTTACATAACATTCTATAGCTACTGATAAATTTCTTTCTAATAATCTATTTGTGCCTATTACAATAGGTTCAGATGTTTCTGATTTTGTATAGATCAATAACGAAGGCAAACTAGCTGTTTCTAAGGGGTAAACTCTTGATTCAAATACATTTGAACCAGTTGTAGTTAAACCAGTTAAGACAGTGCCTAAACGCTCTCTAATCTGCTGTCTGACATGGTTAGCCATTATAATTCCTCTAACATTAAAGAAGTAAAACCAGTGTT